CATCAAACACCGCAGGGATCAGTGGGAAAAGTCGCTTCACGATATGCTCATAATTCACGACCCAGCTTTACTTCAACGATGGGAAGACGCTAAAGCTAGACAAAAAGCCAACCATAAACGGCAGATGGAAGCCATAAGAGCTAGGGCTGCCGCTAGAAAGAAAATGCTTCGGCAAATATATTTAATTATGGGTGTGAGTGCCATTGGCATTCTCTGTGCATTTATACTTATAGGTGGAGTTATATTAATATTTAAGTAATAAATATAAGGTGTAAAAATGCCTCCAAAGAAGACTACAAAGAAAAAGACTAAATCCAAGGTTAACGAAGCTGGAAACTATACAAAACCTACTATGAGGAAGTCTTTGTTTAACAAAATAAAAGCTGGATCAAAAGGTGGAAAGCCGGGGCAATGGTCTGCCCGTAAGGCTCAAATGCTTGCAAAGCAGTATAAGGCTAAAGGTGGCGGGTACAAAAGCTAATGGCTAAACAAGCACAGCAAAAAATAGAGACTAAAAAAAAATAGAAGAGCGTATTCGCCAGCAAAAGTTAAAAGAGCATAATCAATAATGGCTTTAAAGAAATCTCAAAAATCGTTAAAGAAGTGGACTAAGCAGAAGTGGAGAACTCCGAGTGGTAAGAAGTCTTCAGAAACTGGCGAAGTTTATGCTCCGTCAGCCACTATTAAGAAGCTTAAATCTACTGCAAAAGGAAAAAAGAAACTGGCAGCAGCAAACAAAAAGAAAAGAGCCGCTACTGCAAAAGGAAAGCAACACGCAAAACACGGTTTACATAAAGGAAAGAAACGATAATGCCTGCTAAGAAAGATCCAAGATTGGCTAGAGCAGGGGTTGCTGGATTTAATAAACCTAAGCGAACTCCTAATCATCCTAAGAAGTCTCACATAGTAGTGGCTAAGCAAGGCGACAAAATTAAGACTATTAGATTTGGACAGCAAGGTGTCAAGACCAATCAAACTGTTGGTCAGAGGAAGGCGTTTAAATCTCGCCACGCAAAGAATATAAAGAAAGGCAAGCTTTCTGCCGCATATTGGGCAGACAAGGTTAAGTGGAGTCCTAGCAAAACTAAGTCGCCTTCAAAGAAGTGGAAGAAAGGATCTTAGGTGGGGTTTAAGTTAAGTATTGGTTTAGGTATTGCGCTTTTTGCAGTTACTGGCGCATTTAAGCTTTACTATGACAAATCACAAGCTGAATTGGATTCGTTTCAAATAAGGTTAGAGCAGTCAATTCAGAACCAAAAAACTCTAGAAAGTACTATTGAGCAGCAAAACGATAATTTAAAGGAAACAATTAAGAACCAAGACCTTATGATTGCTCAAGTCGAAAGACTCCAAAAGCAAAATATGGAAGCTCAAAACGAGGTCACTGATCTCAGAAAAAAGTTCTCAAAGCATTCTTTGAATGTACTGTCGGTCAGAAAGCCAAAATTAATAGAGAAGATTATCAATACTGGCACAAAAGAGGTGTTGAAGGATCTTGAAGAAATTACCAATCCGAATCAGTTTGATGAAGTTATTACTGTTAGCAGTTCTGCTGCTGGTTAGCGGTTGCTCAATACTTGGATCTGGCAGGGATATACCAGAGGTTAAACCTGTAGAGGTTGTTACGGTAGTAAAAAAAGCTCCGATGTATCATCCTCCGCTTCCAAACAATATTGATTCTGTACCTGTTGAGTGGACTGTTTTAAACCCAGAGCTTATGCAAGACTACTTGGATGATTTAAACGAAGGCAATGCTCCTACAAATGTATGGTATGCCTTAACAACTAAAGGTTATGAAAACCTTTCAACTAATATGGCAGAGGTTAAGAGGTATCTAAGACAGGTAATCAGTATATTAAAATATTACCGAGAAATAGATAATGAGGAGCAAGATGAAGATAAGTGAAGACGGTTTAGAGCTTATAAAAAAGTTTGAAGGTTGTGAGACTACGGCTTATCAGGATAGCGTTGGCGTATGGACAATAGGATTTGGTCATACTAAAGGCGTTGAAGAAGGTCAGACCTGTTCAATAGAAGACGCTGAGTCAATGCTTACTGACGAAATGGATGAGTACGAAGGTTACATTAACAATATGGTTAAGGTTGACCTTCAGCAGCATGAGTTCGATTCTTTGGTTGCGTGGGTCTACAATCTTGGCCCAACCAACCTTGGCGAAAGCACAATGCTTAAAGTTCTTAATGGTGGTCAGTTTGATCGTGTTCCAGATGAAATGAATCGATGGACTCGCGCTGGCGGAGAGATACTTGAAGGTTTGGTAAGAAGAAGACAAGCGGAGTCGTTAATGTTTCAGAATTTAGATTGGAGGCAGGTTTAATGACGGTTATAATGGGAAATCCTTTTGGCGGTGGTTTTGGCGGAGGAATGAGAAATCCTGCGCCTTATGGCGGTGGTATGGCTGGAGGTCTAATGAATAAGCCGATGCCCAGAAGCCCAAGCAAAGGTGGAACAAGACCTATGCCTCAGATGCCCGGTGGCGGAATGCCAATGCCCGGTGGCCCCGGCAAGGGTGGGCGTGGAAGAATTAGTCGAGGCGGCGGCAAAGGAGGAAGAAGACCTCAAGGCCCAATGCCAATGCCCATGCCAATGCCTCAAAACCCACTAGGAATGGGAGGAGGTATGGGTCAGCCAATGCCTCAAAACCCACTAGGAATGGGAGGAGGTATGGGTCAGCCAATGCCTAATTATAAGCCAGATGTTATGCCTCCAATGAGTGGTGGTATGAGTAATCCGGGTCAAATAACGGCAGATGGCCCAGTTCGTGGCGCTCCTTATATGCAAAACATAATGCAAGGGAGGCTTGGCGATAATATGAGAAGCGGCTCTTTTAGTGGCGGAATGCAAAGGTCTCCATGGGAATCTTCCCGGCGATACCAGTATGGCGGAATGTTTGGCGGAGGTGGCGGAGGCTTTGGAATGCAGGGTCTTAATCAAATGCAGCAGCCAATGGGCGGAGGCTTTGGAATGCAGGGTCTTAATCAAATGCAGCAGCCAATGGGTGGTTTTTCTGCTGGCGGAATAACGGATCTTTATCCGCTGTAATGCCCTTAACTAAGATACAGTTTGCTCCCGGCGTTAATAAAGAGGGAACTGAATATACAGCCGATGCTGGTTGGTTTGATTCTGATAAAGTTAGATTTAGGAAAGGTCGTCCTGAAAAAATAGGAGGCTGGGCTAAGTATTCATCTAGTTCATTTCTTGGTGTTTGCAGATCGTTACATGATTGGGCTTCATTAGAGTCTATACGGTATATAGGTATTGGGACTCATTTAAAGTTTTATGTCAATCAAGGCGCAAGCTACCACGATGTAACGCCTATAAGATCTACAACATCTGCTGGAGATGTGACGTTTGCAGCGACAAATGGCAGTTCTACTATTACAGCAACAGATACTGCTCATGGTGCAAATGTAAATGACTTTGTAACTTTTTCTGATGCAGCCTCGTTAGGCGGTAATGTTACTGCCGCTGTGCTTAATCAGGAATATCAGGTTGCTTCTGTTCCAACCGCAAACACATTTACATTTGTAGCTAAAGACACAAGCGGAACTACTGTTACTGCAAATGCCAGCGATAGCGGAAACGGAGGCAGTAGCACTGTTGGTGCTTATCAAATTGGTGTAGGTCTTAACGCTTATGTAGAAGGTACTGGTTGGGGTGCTGGGTCATGGGGTGAAGGCACGTTTGGGTCTGTAAGTTCTTTGAGCGCATCTAGCCAGCTTAGATTGTACAGCCAAGATAATTTTGGAGAAGATTTAGTATTCAATGTCAGGGCTGGAGGAGTTTATTATTGGGATGAATCTTCTGGTACTGGTAATAGAGCGGTAGCATTAAGTGCGCTTTCAGGCGCATCTAATACTCCAACTACCGCATTACAAGTTATGGTGTCTGATGTAGACCAGCACGTTATTTGTTTTGGCTCAAACCCAATAGGGTCAAGTAATATAGATCCTTTGTTTGTTAGATGGTCTGATCAAGAAAGCGCAGCCGATTGGACTCCAACTGCAATTAATACTGCTGGCGGTTCAAGAATAAACTCTGGATCAACTATTGTTGGAGCAGTTCAGTCACGACAGGAAATATTAATCTTTACTGACGCAAGCCTTCATAGCATGAGATTTGTTGGCTCGCCATTTATATTTCAGTTTAGTACGTTAAGTACTGACATATCCATGATATCGCCTAACGCTGCGGTAAACGCCAGAGGTGTTGTTTATTTTATGGATAAGGGTAACTTTTACACCTACAACGGTGCGGTTCAACCGTTACAATGTAGCGTATTAGATCATGTATTTAGCAATCTAAATTTAAGTCAGGCATACAAAGTGTTTGCCGCTGA